ATCCACCACAAAACGCTTCAGGTCATGACACCCGACCTCGGCGACCAAGTAACCGCTGTGAAACAGATTCTCGGTGAACTCATGGAGCAATCCTCAACGATCCACATCATCAAGGGGACGGAGAGCCACACGCTCAATCAAGAGATCGCAGTCGGACGCGCGCTCGGTGCGAGCAAGAACAAATCGAACGGGCAGCACGCATGGGACGTTCTCGATCTCGAAATGAACGGCAAGCTTTACAACTTTGCGCACCATATCTCAGCAACGGCTCGCACATACTTGGAAGCATCGGCGCATTCGATCATGCTGGGCAACTTGACCCACGCACGGGCGCGAGCCAAGAAGCGCGTTCCAGACGTTATGATCCGCGCTCATCGCCATCGGCACGGGATTTGGCAGGATGGGAACCAAATCAGCGCGATCACGGGCGCATGGCAGGGGCTGACACGCTACGGCTTCAAGGTCGTGCCAGACGCGATCCCGCAGCCAAGCGCAATCATTTTTGACGCTCGGAATCAGGACAGAACTGAGCTGCCGATTGTTCATTCGAGAGTTTATACCGCAGATTGATATGAAAAAAATAGGAAACGCTGAAAGGCTCATGGCTCAAATGGGCGAACTGATGACAACGAAGATTCGACCCGATGAATTTACCATCGAGGATTTTTCTGCGAAATACAAAATGAACCCGAGAACAGCGCAAGATTTCCTATCGAAGCAGGTGAAAAAGGGAATTCTGAAAATGCGCAAAATATCGCACAACGGGAAGTCTGCAAACGCTTACTCGGACGCTGCCAGTAAAGCGTGATTATGCCTTGACTCCGCACCCGATTGTGTTACATTTGCGCGTCTTAAACGACGCTAACTAACTTGCTTGCAGACCCCGTCAGCTCCCGCTGGCGGGGTTTTTGTTTGTAGATTCTGGATGCTTTCCATCTTGCCATTCAGCACTTTCACGACATCCAAACTTCAACACTCGATGGCGATACACGCCGCACTTGAGGCACTTTTGCTCTGTTTCGATCACGTAGCCATTGCAAGCCGTTACCGACCAGAAACTTAGTCCTAGCGATACCGAGCCATGACGGCAGCGAAACCAATGCTTTATGAGTTGCTTAATTTTCATCTCGTTTCCTTTCTCAATTTATCCAGCTCGCGATAAAAAAATATCCCTCAAGTGTGCATCGTTGAGAGGCATGAGGGATCTGCTACGAGAATAGTATCAGAGAATCTGGCGAATTCAAGATCAGATATCGAGCATGACCGGTATCACCAGACGTATGGCTGACGTATGGCAACATAGGGTTTGCATAGGATTTCCCGCAGATTTCCCGTTCGGGAAGCGCGAATTTCCCGCCGTGGAACACTTGTAGAATAAAGGAAAATGAAAAATCTGAAAAATAATTGCGATTTATGCTTTACACTTTGCAAGGTTTTCGACTATTCTTTGCGCGTCACCCGACACCAACTACCAAGAATATGAATACACTACCAACTACACTTAACGAAATTCGCAACTCAGCATCTAGCATGTTCAACGACAAAGCCGTTGCAAGCGTCAATGTTGAGACCACATACGGACTGGTCACAGTATTTAGAAACGGAGACATCAAAATCGCCTAACTTCCAACAGGGGCGCGACTGTAACGCGCACAACCAATTTCTCAACATGATACCAACAAACAAACGAGGCGCGGTCACAATCGCGCTGGGCAAAGATGGGCTTGCACAGCTACGCGCTGCTGCCAAGCGTGCAAACACAAAACCGGCGAGCGTTGCCAAGGCTCTGATCTTCTCAGGCATTGACCGCGTTCTGACCGGCGAACTCAAAATCGAAACCAAACCAAGACTGACCAAATGAGCATTATACATCCACTAAAAATTGATCTACTGAAGATACCAGGCGCACGCAAATTCACAGCGAAGGACGGAAGCTTGCATGTTGCCATCCCTCACCCTGCGGTCTATATCGGGGAAAAGGGAGCATACCTAGACTGCGACCTCACAGAGCGCAGAGAGATCGACGATTACAAAAACACTCACAATATCGCGCTGCAACAAACGAAGGAAGAACGACAGGCTAAGGATCCAAAGGTTTACATCGGCAATGGAAAGACTCTGACATTCGGCAGCAGCTCGGCACCAAGCGCAGCACCTAGCGCAGCGCCACAGCAAGCGGCGCAAGCTCAGGATGATGACGGGGATGATGTGCCGTTTTGATCTACAAAACAATACAGAAGGAACATACAGCATGAAACTAAAACTAACACTAAAAGACCCTGACGGCGTGTGCGAAATGATACGTAAAGCGGCAGAAAACCAAGTCCTAGAAATGGAAGGATTAAATGATGACGAATCGGAATTATTGATTGAATCGCGATACAAGAAGATTAATGAACAGCTAGAAAAATGGATTAAATACAGCGAGTATATCTTTATTGAGTTCGATACGGAATTAGGAACAGCAACCGTATTGCCAGCATAAAACAATACAGATAATTATGAACGACAACCCACCAATCATCGGCATCATCGCCCTCTACGCCTTCGGAGTCGCTACAGGCTTCGGAATCGCCGCACTTTTTTACGCATTTGCATTTTAACCAACCAAACCAAACTACCATGACAACAGAAAACACACAAATCGCCAATAAGCCACGGACTCTCAAAGGTCTGCTCTCCGAGGAGAACGTCAAGAACCAGTTCGCTCTGGCTCTACCAAAGCACCTGAGCGTCGATCGCTTCGCACGGGTCGCTATCACTGCGCTAACACGCACGCCGAAGCTGCAGGACTGCACGCCGGAAAGCTTCATGCGTTGCTTGCTCGACCTCAGCGCGCTCGGCATCGAGCCAGACGGTCGCCGCGCGCACTTGATACCCTACGGCAAAGAATGCACGCTCATTCTCGACTACAAGGGCATCGCCGAGCTGGTCATGCGCAGCGGCACCGTGACGAGCATCCATGCCGACAAGGTCTGCGAACAAGATCAGTTCGTGGTCAACCGCGGCAAGATCGAGCAGCATGTTGTTGACTACAAAGGAGCGCGAGGCAATGCCTACGCTTTCTATGTCATCGTGACATTCAAGGACGGCAGTGAGAAGTGTGAGGTCATGACGCGCGATGAAGTCGAAGGCATCCGCAAGCGTTCCCGCGCTGGGAACTCTGGACCGTGGGTCAGCGACTTCGATGAGATGGCAAAAAAGACAGTATTTCGCCGCGCATCAAAATGGCTACCGCTCTCACCTGAGATCCAAGACGCGATCCGCATTGATGAAGATCGTGAGTTTGCACAAGCTCGCAACGTCACGCCGACCGTGCGCACGGAAGCAATCAACCCGTTCGCGCCGATGCTGCCAGCGATCGAAGCCACGACCGAGCAGGAGGTAACAGAATGAACTACCACATCATCAACATCGACCAAGGCACCGACGAATGGCTCAACGCCCGCAAGGGCAAATTGACGGCATCGCAGGCGGCAGGTATCATCACGCCAACTGGCAAGCTCGCAGCGGCATCGAAAGGACTGATGCGCAAACTAGCGCGGGAATGCCTTCTGGACGATCCTCATGCCTTCGCCGGCAATGCAGCGACACAGTGGGGGCATGACCATGAGCCTATCGCTCGCGATGAGTTCACCGAGATCACAGGTCACGCAGTCGATACCGTGGGCATGTTGCAATCGACGCTTCACCCATGCCTTGCTTGCTCGCCTGACGGGCTGTTCATGATCGACGAAGTTGTTCACGGGCTGGAGATCAAGTGTCCGAGCGTGGACACTCATGTCGATTACTTGCTCGACGGTGAGTTGCCCGCCAAGTATCGACCGCAGGTTCATTTCTCGATGGCGATCACTGGCATTCAAACGTGGTTTTTCATGTCCTACTTCCCCGGGCTTCGACCGCTCATAGTGCCAGTGCATTGGGACGAATACACCGACAAAATCAAGCTCGCCGCGCTGGCATTCGCGGCAGACTACGAGCAAGAAATGCCGAGAATCCTTAACGCGATCAGATTGTAATGGGTGAAACGGAGACACTTGAGAAACTCCGCCAATGGTGGCAAGCTGCTCCGAAAGACGAGCGGTTTGCCATCAAAATCACCGCAGCGGCGCTGAAGGTCAACGACGAACGGGACAGGGACGTAGTGCAGCGGAGAATCGACGCGCACTGGAGGAGGTTTATCAAAAAAGACTACTCAAAATGAAGCGACACAAAATGAAGCGACAATACGACATGCAGAGCATTCCGATCATCAAAGATGCGCACTCACCAGACGGGCAAGCATTTTATGCACCGCCGAGCTTTGCTGATCTTCCAGACTGCCCCGTTTGCAAATACGGAACACCACTAGAACGAAACGGCAGGCTCATCTGCATCGACTGCGGTGCCACAGTTGGAACCACTGACAAACAAACAAAATGAAACGACTTGTTTTGCATCTTTGGACGTATCCTCTGCACTGCAAGAAAATCTTGTGGAGACGCCAAATCAGGATATTCTGTGACGGCGGATGCCCTAAATTCGGGTGGATTCCCCGCTTCCGCCGCCAGCATTACGCAACACACTGGGGGATGTCTGGATTTGCGATATATCTTTGGGGGAGAGAGGTAAACTTCTCTTTTGGAGAAGATCGCAAGGGTCTTTATTCTCCACATAACATACGAACAAAATGAACCAAAGACTTACATACGAAGAAAAAAGAATTCTGCGCGATCTGAGCGCGGGGCAGTCCACAGTGGACGCGATAGCATTGCGATTCGGGCAGACGGCAAGCACGATCCAAAAAATCATGGATCGGCTGGAGAAGTATCGCATGGTGGCATCAAAAACAATCAGGAACGGAAAATTTACTGTGTATGAACTACGATAAACCAGATGTCATCATAGGGATTGATAATGGAATTAGCGGTAGTTTGGTGGCTATCACAGCGCACCACGGGTTAATCATCGACAAGATCCTCATGCCGACACGACCGAGCGACAGGAGCCGAGAGTGTGACGCTGTGGCAATCTGCGAGTGGATCGAGAATTTTACTCACACCGACGACATCGCCGTTGCGCTCGAAACTCCCAGCAAGCACTCGCCTGGCACACTCGCGCTTTGCTCGATGTGGGACTGCTACGGAGCCATCCGCGGCATACTCGAATCATGCGGCATAAAACACATCAGAATTGCCCCTAGGACATGGCAGGCAGAAATGCTGGGTGTCGTGCCGAAAGGCGAGACAAAAGCGTATGCAAGGGCAAAAGCGCGCGAAATATGGGCAGATGAGGATTGGCTCGCTACACCGCGCAGCAAGAAGGCTCACGAAGGATTTATCGACGCGGCATTGATCGCGGAATTTTACAGAAGAAAACTACTATGATAGAATACAAAACAGACACGCTCGACCTGCGGCTTATGGACTGCATGGAACTAATGAAAGAATACCCTGACCAGCATTTCGACTTGGCTATCGTTGATCCGCCGTATGGGCTGGGGAACAGACTGAGTGATGGAGGCGGGGTGCTAGAGAAGCGCGCATATGTGCAAATGTATCGTGAGAAGCGATGGGACACCGCGCCTACCGATGAATACTTTGAGGAGCTGCGCCGCGTGTCGAAGCATCAAATCGTGTGGGGAGGAAACTACTTCAAAATGCCACCAACTCGCGGTATCATTTCATGGGACAAGGTGCAAGACATGCCCACGCTTAGTGCATGGGAAATGGCGTGGACATCTTTTGACTGTGTGGCGCGTATTTATCGAGAGAGAAGCCAAAATCCAAGCAGGATTCACCCAACCCAAAAACCCGTTGCCCTTTACCGCTGGCTCATCGCCAACTATGCAGAGAAAGGCATGCGAATACTCGACACGCACCTCGGCAGCATGAGCCACGCAATCGCAGCGCATTACAGCGGCGTGCATCTCACGGGCTGTGAGCTGGATCCTGACTATTTCGCAGCTGGCATTGCTCGCGTAAAAGCAGAAACGGCGCAAATGGACATGTTTGCAGACTCACCGAAATCAGAACAAAATGAAACAATGAAACTACTATGAAACCACTGAAACTACTACACATTCTCCGCAAGATGAATTGCGAGGACCAAGCGCGGAAGGAACTACCACCCTTCATTCTCAACCACAAAATCTCCCGCGCGATTCTGCTGCTGGAGCTGCTAAAGTTCGACCGACCGGTGAAAACCTCGGAGATCGATCCGGAGTCGCAGATGATCGTCAACTACCGGTTCACGAAGCGCTGGGAGGACGCCGCGGAATTCATCATACAAGACTGCCAGCAACGCGCAGGCAATTCCCCGCAGACGGTCTACAACTACATTCTCACCGATCGAGGACGCGCTGAGGCGCTGGAGATCGAGGGCAATCTGCAACGGCTGATCGACAAACAAAGAAAAAATGCTTTACAACCGGCAGACATAGGTTAAATTTCCGCGTCACGAAAGTGGCAACGCTTTAGAACAGCGTCACAACCTGAGTAAGCAAGATTTCGCCCTTGCCATTGTCCATGCCGTCTCAGCGGGTTCTACTTGGATTTTGGCGAGGGCTTTTTTATTTATACAATGAGGATTAGAACAATCAAACCAGAGTTTTACACTCACGAAATGCTTTTTGAGGCAGAGCGTGAATACACCCTGCCATTGCGTCTCGCATACACGGGATTATGGTGCGCAGCAGATCGAGAGGGTCGATTCAAATGGGAGCCTAGAAGGCTAGGCGTGCAGATTTTACCATATGACGGCATCGACTTTTCACGCGTGCTTGACGCGTTGCACACGCGTGGATTCATCGGAAAATACGAGTGCGAAGGAAGCTTTTTCGGATTCATACCATCGTTTGAAAGGCATCAGGTTATAAACAACCGAGAAAGAGATTCAGAACTGCCAAACCCTTATGATTGCAATGAAATCGACGCGTGCCTGACGCGTGACTCACGCGAGCCTCACGCCACTTTGACTTGCACTAGAGGAAAGGAAGGGAATATGGAAAGGAAAGGAACAAGGAACAAGGAACAAGGAAGGGAATCACTCGATGACTCGTTGCCTTTTTCGTCTCCCCATTTTCTGATTTTCTGGAGCAACTGGGAGCAGCATCGAATCGAGATCAAAAAGAAACTGACGCCGACTACCAAGAGGCAACAGCTTGCCAAGCTCGCAGAGATGGGAGAGGCGCGAGCAATCGCAGCATTGAAACACTCGCTTGCTGGAGGCTGGCAGGGAATTTTTGAGCCTGACAACAAATCAGCGAAGCCGCAATCAACATACGCAGACCGTCACCCGACCGACCCCGAAGCAGGGCAAAACCTAGACAATTTCCTACTACCATGAGTGACCTAAAAAAAGAACTAGACGAAATCCTCGCCAATGTCGAAGCAATGGCAGAGCAGACCGAGCAAAAAACCGTAAGATTGCCAGCTGGTTACGTGCCACCGCGCGTTTCAGAGCCGCAGAGGGTGCATATACCCATCATAGGGCAAACTGCCCGCCACGGCGATTCTGTGAACATTTACGGGGATGAGTGGCAGGCAGCATACGAAAGAGCAAAAGAATGCGCAGAAGCTGGAGGATTAATCATCGCCTACGGTGGGCGCGGAACGGGAAAAACGCAGATGGCTTTCCACCTCGCCAGAAATGCCAACTTTCCAAACGCCTCATTTCCGCCGATTTACAAAAACGGATTTACACCAGAGCATCGAAACCGACCAGCTATCTACCTCAAAGCCATGGAAATCTTTGTGGATTCTAAACACTCGTTTAATCGGAAGGAAGCTCCGACAATCAAAGAGATTTTGCAAAAGCTGGAAGATGCGGCATTCTTGATCATCGATGAGGCGCAAGTCAGAGGTGAAACGAAATTTGAGGATGACTTGCTCACCACGCTGATCGACAAACGCTATGACGGCGTTCGAGCAACGATGCTTATCACTAACCTAGGACGGAAAGAGTTTGCTGCCACGCTCTCACCGTCGATCATTTCCCGTATCGAGCAAATCGGATGCGGGATAGAATGCAACTGGCAGAGCTACCGAACCAAGAAACCAACGAACTACTAAAACATTGACAATTAGCATTTAACCAACTGAACAATGAACACAGAATCAGACACGCCGAGGACGGATGCGCAGTCTTTTAGATATTACAATGACGCTACTGGCAACAGGGACGAATACGTCAAAGCGAGGTTTGCCAGACAACTAGAGCGCGAGCTAAACGCTCTGACATCAGAGCGCAATAATCTAAATGCGAGTTTAACGGCGGCGATAAGTTCATCCAATGCACGACATTTTGAGTCGATGGAACATGAAGCTAAAAGCAAGCAACTAGAGCGAGAGCTAAACAATGCAATGGCAGCACTGCGCAACTTGACCGACGAGATC